TTTGTTTTATTAGCTTCTTCCCAAAGAGGTTTGTATTCACCTTGGTTTTCAAGACTTTTTACTCTCTTTTCATCAGCTTTTTTATACATTTCATCGACCTTTGACTTCAATTCGCCAAAAGATTGTTCAGCTTTTACTCTTGAAGCCTTTTCTTGCGCTAACTCATTTTTTAACGCATCAACATCAATTGTTGGTGCTGAAGTTGTCTGTGTAGCATCGGTAGCAGCCACAGACTGCTCAACAGGAGCCACAGACTCCTGCTGGATGACTTTTTCTTCCATGTTTATTCAGTAATAACAGTTTTAGGTTCAGTTTTTGGTGCTGCTTTTGCTTTTGGTGCAGCTTTTTCTTCTTGTTTTGGAGGACAAGCAGGAGGATTAAGATCCTCAAACCTCATCTTTTCAATTGGCACAGTTGTTTAAAGAAAACTACTTAATTATTAGTCTAATACATTTAATAAGTACCACAATCAATATGTGCGTCACTTGAGAGTGAAACCTCTCCATTACTGACCGTTATATTTGTTCCTCCTGTTACTGTTGCATCACTTCCTGCTGCACCCGTGGCCCCTGTTGCACCAGTAGCTCCCGTTGCTCCTGTAGGGATACTAAATGTCAAAACAGCAGCAGCACTTGTCCCTACATTCGATACCGTTGCACTAGATCCTGCTGCACCAGTCGTTACTGTTCCTATCGCAATTGTTGCTGCTGCACCTGCTGCACCCGTAGCACCTGCAGCTCCTGTAGCCCCATCAGATCCTGCGGCTCCCGTAGCACCTGTTGCGCCAGTCTCACCTGTTGCACCTCTAGGTATTGCAAAATCAAATACAGCAGCACTACTTGTTCCACTATTTGTAACACTTGCACTTGATCCAGCAGCTCCTGTTGTAACAGTCCCAACTTCAACAGTTGCAGACGTTCCAGATCCACCACCAGGTAATTGACCTCCAACGGTTAATTGACTTGTTTTTGGTTCCTTATCTTCTTCTTTTACTAATTTAATTCCTGTTCCCCATTGCGTAGAACGTTTAGGGCCATAAATCGTTAAAGGAGCTTTCTGAACATAAAAATCACCATCATCTCCTTCCTTTTCTTGTGGTTTTGACTTCCCTGACAATATTTGAGTCCCTTTTTCACCCTTTTCTCCTGTTTTGCCTCGTTCCCCTTGTGTACCTTTTGATCCTTCTGGACCTTTATCCCCTTTTGGTCCTTCTTTTCCTTTCTCACCTTGTGGACCTTGCTCTCCACGATCACCTTTTTCCCCCTTTTCACCTTTAACACCTTGTTTGGGAACAGGAGTGCTTTTTAATTTCTTGCTAAGACGAACTAACGCCGTAACTTGTGCAAGGCTTAAATCTTCTTTTGTTGCCATAACTATTGATTAAGAGACTCGATTAACTTATTAATCTGTTCACTTGTAGCACCTTCTTCCTTTACTTCAACAGGTTTTTCATCTACATCATCCTTCCCTGTCTCTGTTGCAGCAGGTAAAACCTCTCCTTGCACCAAAATATCTCTAAATTCTTCTCGATCAATCACACTTTGATCAAACAAGGAAGTTAATGCTGTTATATCTTGTCCAATCAAGCGATCAATATCAAAATCACGACTAATTTTGATCTCAGGAGGCTCTAATCCTAAATATTTAGCCGATAAATCAAACGATTTTTGTATTTTTTGCTCTAAATCTAAGGAAACCATTGACAGCATGGAATTTGTATCAACACGATCCAATCGCCTTGCATCTGCTGATTCTGCTACGAATTTTTGCTGTGATAACGTACTAATTCCTAATGTTGCCATCTGAAGCTGTAATTCTTGTATTTCTGCACTTTGTGCTTCAAATGCACTACTTGCTGGTTCGACATAATACACTTTATTTCCAGGCTGCGTTGCCATCGCATAGTTCACACTAATTGCCATGTCCTTTGTTTGATCATCCCAACCCTCTAAAACAAGCATTGGTTGAGAAGCTACATGCAGACTATGAATTAAGTCAGCTTGACGTTGAAAATGCGCTAAATTTAAATACGCAATGTCTAATAGCGGTGGTTTACTTGTCATCGTATCTGTCTTTCCTGCATAAACAGTCACCAAAGGCACTTCACCTAAAGAAAACTCTCCTCCACTAACTAATTCATAATCATTTTCATTCTCTGGAGAATCAAAATTACCTGCATAAGCAGTCCCTTCAACATCAATTAAGTCTTTTTTTGCCTCTTTTTTACGATAAATACGATATTCACCTGGTTCAATCACCCTAACTTGATCAAAGACCTTCTCACCAAACTCACCACTTGGTACAACAGCTTTTTCAGCAATTCTTACCTGTATTAACTTTCCATAATTCACTTCTCGATCTAATCTCCATCCATAAATATCAGTTGGATCAATTTCTATCCAATATGGTCTGCGATTTTGCTCCCTTTCCTCCGCTAAACTCTTCGCTCCCGTAGGTGCAGGGAAATCTACCAAACTATGACTATGACCATAGGTTAAAGCACAAATTAATAACCTCCTCGCATACTCATCTAAATCCGATCCACATCCATCAACATCTTTAACAAAAACATCAGTCCAATAGGGATCGCCAACAACAGTAATTGGTTTTCTTAATATCAATCCTGTCGCAGCTCTAACTAATCGTTGCGTGTAAGGCGAAAATACTGCTCGATTTACTCTCGATAAATACGCTTCATAATCTTCCCTTGGCTCTAATGGTAAAAAAGCTTCAGAATTTGCTCTTAAATATTCCGTTCCCTGACTAACTGCTTTCATAATTTCCCATCCCCTAACCATGTCCATCACAGCTCTTGTTCTTGTAAATGGACTATCGTTTCCACCTACAAATGTAGAACTTACAATATTCGTACGAATTGGTCCTGGTACGCTATACGTCATCTAACTTGTTAACGAATACAACAGTATCTCTATTCTAAGCTCTATTCCTCTGGTTTCACTGTCATCTTATTTTTTAGACTTGCTTTTCTTGGCAGAAGTTTTCTTTTTCCCTCCTTTTACTTTTGCTAAGTAGCCTTCGCATCTTTTCGTTCCAGCAGATTTCTTCATTTTTCTAGTAAATTCTGTAACCAGTTTGCCCTAAAGTTTCAGGTTTTGCCAAGTTAAATTGTTGGAGACATAGATAACCGAAAGCGTCAAAAGCGTGGTCAACACCAAGGTTTTTATTAGGTAGTCCCGTGTTGGGTGCATAAGTCAGTGTTCTCAGGGATTTAATTAGTTCTTTGCAGCGTGGGTGGATAAGTGTTCTTCGAGTTGCGGTTGCGTCAAATAAAGCTGTATTAACGGCGGTGATTTTATCTCTTATTTTCCACGGTGCTTTGGGGCTTGAAACATTAAAACCACTTCTTCTTAAAATGCTATGGTCGGTTGCTCCAACGCCAGCAGTTTTCCTCGCTCCTCCTGTTGGGTCAGGACATGCTATTACTCTGCGATCCACCCCATATCTGCGGGTGACTTCTTCTGCAAAGTCCCATGTGGTTGCCCCACCTGTGAGCATGATTTCGTCAAAAACATAAAGTGTGTCCGAATCTTTAACAGCGCAGATCCCTGACATTGGATCTACGTTGAAATCCACTCCTAGAAGTAGTGGAGAAATTGTGATGTCTTTTGCATCTGTAGAGATGTTTTCATCGGAAAATGAGACTGCGACAAGACCCGTGAGATTCTCGAAGCTGGCTTCAAATTCTTGGCGGAATGTGCGTTGGTCGAGTTGGGCACGGGCAGCTTGAACTTCTTCTGCTGGTACGTTACCCCCTTCTATTGTAGTATAACTCCAACGGACCCATTCGTTTGTTGGATCGTCTGGAACGTAGCACCATAAATCGTAGAACCAACTTGCCGTACCATCAGGGGTACTTATGAAAAGTGCCCATCCTTGTTTGTCGGCTAGGGCGGGGCGGATGACCTCGAACCAGACTTCAGAATCCATGAAGGCGGCCTCGTCAAGTACTACACCAGCGAGGCTTCGACCACGGAGGGCCATAGCGTTCTCAGTTCCTTTTAGCTCGATCATCGAGTCGTTGATGAGTTCGATCTTTAAGTCTGTCTCATTCTTGGACTTGACCCATTCCTTTGGGACGAGCTTTTTCATTTCCTTCCAGGCAATATCTTTTGCCATGCGGTAGGTCGGGGCGCAGTAAAAGTAGGTTTCGCCTGGTCTGGAAATCGCCGCTTTGAGTAGTTCGATGCAGGAGAGGTATGATTTTCCGAATCTTCTTCCTGCTACAAGAACACGAAAACGTTTATCACTATTGAAGACCTCTCCTTGTGCCCAACGGAGAGAAAGTGGCTTTGTTTTTACACTCATGTAATACAGATTACCTGTTTTTTGTACCAATACCCCCTGTGTTTATCGACTATTTTTCAGTTTGCGGGTTATTATTGTTTTATTACTAGATTTTTGCCTGTGACTGAAGCGGTTTTTGGAGAAATAAACGGTCCACTCGTTCCAGTAAATGAGGGAGGGGTCGTTAAGAAAAAGAAGAATCCTGGTAGATCTGCGGCGTTGGTTGTTAAGGCTAGGCAGCACCGACTTTATAAGAGGCAGTTGGAGGGATTGACCGTTAGGCAGTTGGTTTTGGATCACGCTGCTAAGGAAGGAGTTTGTGAACAGACTGCTTGGTTTGATTGGAGGCAGGTTAATGCGTGGAATGAGGAAGATTGGCAAAAGGATCGGGAAAATATGATTTCAAGGTTGCAGAGTATGAGGGTCAAGTTGTTTGAAAAAGCTGTGAGGAAGGGGCAGCTTCAGACTGCGGCTCAGATTTTAGATTCTCTTGGGAAGGTTGTTGGGGAGAGTGTAGAGACTGTGCATATTAACGCTCCAGAATTATCCATTAAAGTTGAGCCTAAAATTGGATGAAATGGTTGTTGGATAAGATTGGGGGCTTGTTTGTTTATAGATCCCCTAAGCCTCTTCAGGGATACTACAATATGTTACTACAGTTACCTTCGAAAAAGCTGAGAGTCCTTGCGGGAACTAAGGCCCATTGTAAAAAGACTAAATTGGTTGATATGATCTTGACAGATATGAAACGCTAGTGTAGTATATAGAGGTAGTACATAAGAGCTTCTTTTTGAATGTATCAGTAAGTTCCCTGTAGCCCTCTTAGATTTTTTATTATTCTGCTACTCTCCCCCGCCAGGCAATAGCTAGACAATAAAAAACCCTCACCGATTGGCGAGGGTAATTATTGAAGATTGTGAACTTATGCAGTTCTAATTTGGAAGGAGATCTCAGAATAGATTTTCTTCATATCTTTCCAGGTTGAGCGAGTAAATCTTTTTGTATCAGATTTTGCTCTCTCGGTTGCTAGCTGGTTTGCCCTGTTCAAAACATCGGACCAATCTTTTAATGAAGTTGATTCAACTTTGTCTTGAAGTTGAGCAGCCTTGCCGCTTAGTTGATCTTTGTCAGCTTGTAGCTGGTAGATCTGAGCCAATAACACATCCTTGTTTAATCTTTTAGCTCTTACAAAATTTGCATCTGTAGGAGATAGAGAAGAGAGACGAGGAAAAGAAGTCATTTTGATTTGGTAAGCAGTTGTAAAAATTTTTCTGCTTATTTGTATTATAGAAAAGATTTTCTATTGTGCTACAAATAGATACTACAATATTGATAAAACTTAACATAAAAAATTAACCTGTATCACAGTAGTAATTATTAAAACTAAAGCTAGTAAGACTCTAAAGGTAAGTAAAACTAAGTAAAAGAAAAGAGCCTTACAACGAGATACAGGAAAAGAAACAAAAAAGAGCCAGGATAATTCCCAACTCTATTAAAAAATTAATTAACTAATTGCCTTAAATACAGTTTTAACCGCATAGGGTGAACTGATTTCTGGCTCTCTTATTCCGTGTAAAGAACAAGCAAGGTCAACATGAGCAAAAGTTAAAGTTTCAGTTGACTTTCTAAAATACAAATAATGTTTGCATCTTGGATCAGGTTTTTTAACATCCTTAAACCTGTAAGGAATAAGCGTTAATTTTTCCAAGTTGTACCTTTTGGATTGGGTACGTCTTCCCACTTTGTACGCTCTTTCCGTTGGTGTTGAGTTCATACAATCGGAGGAAGTAATCAAAACTATTTGATTGAATTTTAGTTTTTTAAAAGTTTCGTACATTTTACTTAACTCCTAAAATTCTAAGTTTTGCCTGGTTTGCTTCATGCTGGCTAATTCTGAAGCCTCCATTATCGTGATCTAATTTGTCTAGATACATTTTTGCTCTATGAAGAGTTTCAAACTCTTCAATTCTGTAGATGTCATTTTCATTAGCAAAACGCACAAAAAAAGTTCTGTCTTTTTCGTGGTGAATTACTTCATGCTCTCCGATTCTTTCATATTTGAAAATCTCAGAAGTTATAAAGTAAGTACCTGATTCTGTGACTTTTACAGAGTCATAAGCTCTAGATTTAAAAGCATCCATTTGGCACTTAGAGAAAAAAGCTGGAAAAGCTTTTCTAATCTTTGAAATAGTTGTGAGCTGGTTAGCTGTCATTTTAGGTTTTGGGTGTACCTTGTAGCACAATAACATAAATAAGAAGACTTTACAAATAATTCTTTTCTCACATTCTCAATGAGAAAAATTATTGTGCTTTTCTCATTTTGTGCTACATTATAGAAGTCATTCAAATACACCAAATTATGACTTTTCAAGTAATAGAAGAAAGACTCCCAATTTATTGGGGATCTTTTTTGGTCAATGGTGATGATTCAGGTTTGGAACCTGACGAACTGCCAACGATCCAGAAAACAATTCAATTTTTGCAAGACCACTATGAAACAAAATTATGGTGCGTCGATATGAAAGAAGATGTGCACTTTGAAAGAGCACCTATTTTTATGAATTGGCTCTTAGATGGTGACTATGCCACATACATTTTTCATACTGAGGGACTGAAAAATGAATAAAGAAGACTCTCTTTCATTTATTCGCAGCGAATTACAAAAAACGCTCCAGGATGATCAAAAAAGACTTTCAAAAGAGGAAATACTAGAAATAGTAATTTCCTCGGGTCGCTCTAAAGCATCAGCATACAGAGATTGGACCGAAGTAGAAAACGAACCAACAACAGATTGGGACGACATCAGAAGTATTAGAAAACTTTCAAAAAATGGTTCTGACCATGAATTAATTTTCGAAGCTTTTAGAAAAGCTATCCCAATGTATCAAGAACAAAATAAACATCTTGAAGCCTGCCAACTTGCAGCCCAATTCGCAACCACCAAAAAACAACTAAGGAGTTTCTAGAAATGGAAAGAACTTATCAAGTTACTTATCTTTGTGATTCATACGATCCAAACCCAATAGTCAAAGTTTTTGACGAGTGGTATGAAATGCAAGATTGGATCACTGAGGAAGTAGAAAACAGAGTTCAATTTTTTGTGGATCATTCTCCCTATATGGTCACAGAAGAGGAAAGAACAGAACAAGAACAACTTGAGTATTCATTAATCCAAATCAAAGAGGTTTAACTATGTCTTATCAATCCGCACTGCAAACGCTCCAATGGTCAACACATATCGAAGTTGACGAGCCAGACGGCCCTATATATTTTGATGGAACTAACTTTGAACCGTCAAAAGAACTTGAAGAAAGAATCTACAACGATTGGGAAACCTTCCAGGCTCAAGCGATTGAACTAGGTTTCGATCCAGAAAAACACAGAGCCACATATATAGATATATCGCAGGGAGACTATTGGGACTATGCAGCCCATGATTTTATTCTCACTCGCAATGGACATGGAGCTGGTTTCTGGGATGGAGACTGG